AATAATAAAATTATATGATGAGCAATTTGAACAAGCGGACGCACAACCAGACGCACAAGCGAACGCACAAGCGGAAGAACAGGCAGACGAACACATTATAACTAAACTAAACTTATTATTTAATTATATTTATAAAGGTAATAGCGGAGAAGAAATTGGACTGAGTGAAAATGACAGAGAATGCTTAATAGTTTTACTAAAAAGGCTAGAAATGTATTGTCGGCAATATTGAAATATATAATCTAATGCCACAAGAAAGAGTTTTAGATGAAAAGATAATGTTCTGGGCAATAAAAGAAATCTATCTTAGTCCACATAGAGTTTATTTAAATAAGCTTACAAGAGAAAAATTTACATTAAAATATTACAAAACCAAAAAATACATAACAGAAAAACAACATTACAGGCTAGAAGAAATTATAAATTATTTTATAGTTTGCTTGCATGAAGAAATGGAGAAAGAGAAGGGAATATAACATGAACAGGTTTTATGAATTATCTTGCAGAAGTGAAGTACCAATTTACACAAAGTATAAACCAACTCCAGATGGAGGAAATGTAGTTAATTATAAAAAAGAAAAGTTATACAACTATTACAAATGTGATTATTGCGGATCCGAAATAAAAATTACTAAGAAGAGGCAAGATATGAAAGGTGGAATTGCAATAATACCACATACGATTACTAGAAGAGGAGAAATAAAATTGGCATTATGCAATAAATGTTTGAATCCAATAATAAAAGAATTTGAGGAAGAAAGGAAAGAAAATCATGGAAAATGAAATTGTAAAAGGAAAAATGCAAGGAATTGCAAGAAAAGTAGAAGAAGAATTACCAGACAACTGGGGGTTTGTAGTATTAGCATTTGAATTTGGAAACAGTAATGGTAGAGAGATGTTATATGTATCAAATGCTAATAGAGAGGATGTAGTAAAGGCAATGGGAGAATTTACACTGAAAACAAAAGGTAATTATGGTAATGATACAGGAAAATATGGAAGGAGTGAAAATAAATAATGATAATAGTAAGCCAAGATAGAAAGCAAGTTTGGAATTATGATAATTTAGAAGAAATTTTTGTACCAAAAGAAATATTGAATGGGGAAAATTGGTGTTTGAAGGTACAGACTTTAAGAGGAGATGTTTACATATTAGGATATTACAAAACAGAGGAAAGAGTAATGAAAGTGTTAGAAGAAATCATAAATACATATTTAGCATATGCATCAATAAAAAATCTTACTGGAGATATAAAAAGCATACATACTATACCATCAGCATATGTAATGCCAAAGGAGTGAGATATATGGGAGAGGAAAATAAACCAAGTATAGTTTGTTACTCTATAAATGGAGAAACAGGAGAGATGAAAGAGTTAGGAAAAATATCTTCAATATCTGAAGCTAAAGTAGGAAAAGCAACAGGAGAAAAAAACGAATGTGTAGGATTTTGCAATGTTGGAGCAAATCAAACTGGAGAGCTTACTCTTGAAGTTATGCCAAGAACGATAACGAAGAAGAGATTTATAAAACTCCTAATGGGAATGGGATATCAAAAAAATGAGGCAACTAAAATGCATAATGAATTTATGAAAAAATATAAATTTAGATCAGTAATAGGATTGATATTTTTTGAAATGGATTATAGAGCAGGAAGAACATTTGAATTTAGAATAGGAGGATTTGAAGATGTTAATTGTGAGTCAGAATAAGGATGTAATATTGAATTTACAAAGAGTAAATTTCATAAAAGTAGAACCAGATATAAATGAATTTGACATAAAAATAAACTATGGAGATGATTATTGGGATGTAATAGGAACCTATGATAGTTATGAAAAATGTAAGGAAATTTTGAATGCAATTACACAAGAATTTAAAAGAATAGTATTAAAAGTAAACAGACAAAATACTATGCAATCAGAATTTTATAACATACCAAAAGTATATTATATGCCAGAAAAATAAAGAGGTGTAACAAATGAATTATGAAATTGAGATAAATGAACAAATAACAGGAAAGGCAAGACCACGAATGAATACATATACAGGACGAGCTTATACTCCAACCAAAACAAAGAACTATGAATATTTAGTGCGTCAAATATTTTTGTATAAATATCCGAACTACAGGCCAATAGAAGGAAGAGTAACTATGACAATAATAGCATACTTCGATATACCAAAGAGTACAAGCAAAAAGAAAGAAGCGGAAATGTTATATGGAGGAATAAGTCCAACAAAGAAACCAGACTGGGATAATATAGGAAAAATAATAAGTGATGCATTAAATAAGTTTGCTTTTAAAGATGATGCACAAATAACAGATGTAAGAATATTTAAAAAATATGCAAAAACACCAAAGGTTATAGTCAAAATATCAGAATATTAGGAGGAAGTAAAAATGGGAATAAAGAATAAATTAAGTGATTTAAATGATCATTTGTTTGAAGAATTAGAGCGTTTAAATGATGAAGATTTAAAAGGAGAGGCATTACAAGAAGAAAGAGAAAGAGCAAAAAGCATGGCCAATATTGCTCAAACAATTATAAACAATGGAGAATTAGCATTAAAAGCAGCAAAACATTATGAAGAATACGGAGACAAAAAACAATTACCACCAATGTTACAAATAGGAGATGGAAAGTAATGCACCATTTTACAAATGAGCAAATAGAATTTATTAGAAAAATTGCAAAAGGAAAAGATACTAAAACAATAACTGAATTAGTAAATAATAAATTTAAATTAAACTTAAAAATAAGTCAAATACAATCCTGTAAAAGTAACCATAATATTAAATCTGGTATTGACTGTAGATTTAAGAAAGGCAACATTCCTGCAAATAAAGGGAAAAAAGGTTCTATGAATCCAGAACAATATGAAAAATGCAAAGCAACAATGTTTAAGAAGGGAAATATTCCACCTAACAGAAGAGAAATAGGAAGCGAAAGGATAGACAAAAACGGATATGTTGAAATAAAAATTCAAGATGGAAAGTTAAATAAAAACTGGATAAAAAAACATAGATATATTTATGAACAAGCAAATGGAAAAATACCTAAAGGACATAAAGTAATATTTGCAGATGGAAATAATAGAAATTTTGAAATTAAGAATTTAATACTTGTTACAAATGCTGAAGAATTGATTATGAATAAGAGAAAATTAATAGGAAAAAATCCTGATTTTACAAAAACAGGAGCTATAATTGCAAAAGTTTTAAATGAAGCAAGAACAAGGTAGATGAAGATGGGTAAAAACATTGATTTTGAGCAATTATATTATGATGCTATTTATGAAAACAGAAAATTAAAAAATAAAATAATTGAATTAGAAGATGAAATAAATGATTTAAATTCTTGTAGAACTAAAAAAAATATAGATTTACAAAAATATATTATGCTACAAGTCAAAAGAAGGAGAAAATAATGGATAAAACTACAGTATGTGAAAATTGTGAATGGTGTATTCCAACATTAAATAATGAGTTTTCATATTGTTTACTAAAACAAAAAACAATCAATTCAATTGAGAGTTGTGATGATTACAAAAATAAGACAGGAAACCATATTACTATCTAAAATACAAAGGAAAGGAAGAAAACTATGATAATTGAAGATATGCAACAAACATTAGATTTATTAGAAAATATAAAATATTTCTTCTTCAATATAGAAGAAACAGAAAAGAAATTAAATGCTGAATTATACAAAAAAGAAGGAGAAAGAGATGATCTATTGCATGAGATTGAATTAAGTAAATTAAACGCCATAGAAATAATGACTACATATAAGAGACTAGAAAAAGTGTTAAAAGAAAGAAGAAATATAAAAGACAAAATAGAATTAATAAATACAATTAAACCTTATGCAAGCAAATTTATAACAAAAGGCATTTGTGCAGAGACAGATGTAACAATAAAAAACATAGTAACATTAAAAAGTAACCAAGAAAATAGGCAATATACACCAAGAGTAATACAAGACTTAAAATGTGCAAAGAAAAGGAAGGAGGAAAAATAATGAATTACAAAGAAGAGGATAAAAAATTAGTTCAAAAGAATGGAAAATATAGATATTATGATTTTACAGAGGATATTATAAAACAAATTGTAAGTAAAAGTATGAAAGAAGTAACTAATGAGGAATGGAGAACATTATTACAAATGATATATCCGAAAAACATGATAGGAAGCGGATTATTTCAACCAATTCTAATATTCAAAATAAATAAAAATGGAAAACGAGTAGATCCACCAATAGAAGCATATAATTCGCTAGATGAAGTGCGTAATGGAATATGCTTATTCTACAGGATAATAGAACATATAGAAAAAAATAGTCATATTAAAATTGATAAAAGTTTTTATCAATTCAAAGAAAAAATACAGAAAGGAATAAAAGAAAAATGTTAATATTACCAATTAAGCGACAATGGTTTGACATGATTGTCTCTGGAGAGAAAAAAGAAGAATATAGAGAAATAAAACCATATTATAAAACTAGATTTTATAATGCTGTGAAAGAAGTATTAGATAAAGAAACATTTGCACAGCAATTATCAGCAGTTATTTTATATGACAATACTGTAATGCTAGATGTAATTTTTAGAAATGGATATAACAAGAACAGTCCACAAATAAAATGCAAATGTATATATAAAGGAAAAGGTCAAGGCAAAGAAGAGTGGGGAGCAAAGCCTAACAAAGAATATTATGTTTTAGAAATTTTGGAGGTGCAGGATGTTCAAAGAAAAAATTAGAAGATATGTAAGAACAGAATATGGATATATTCTTGAAAATACGACAGGAGGCCATGGCGATATAATAAAAAAATTAGTAGACGGAGACAAGCATTATGAATTTGAATATGGAAAAATTGTGAAAAGTAGTAATACATTAGTTGCTATTATAGAAGTAGGAGATTATATAAATGGAGAAAAAATTATAGAAATACAAGTACCAGAAGTAGAAATTATTTCACCAGATGATTATACAGCAGACGAGCAAATTACAGTTTGTATATTTAAATGTGGAAAAGGAGCTTATTATAGACATATTAAAGAAGAGGAAATAACTAGCATACTTACGCATGAACAATATTATCAAAATGCTTATAAAAAATAGAAAAATATAATATTTAGTGAATTTATAGGAGGCGACAATGAATAATGTATATTGCATAGAAGGAGATCCGGATTATGGTTGCATTTATGTAGCTGCTAAAAACGGAAAATGTGCTAAAAGCTTTCGGACAAGGTACATGGGTTGCAGAGACCATAGATAGATATATAGATTTAAGAGTTATAAGATGTTGGGGAGTAAAGACCAAATATGAAGGTCAACTGAATATACAACAAATAAATGAGATTGGTCTAGCATGGTGGTGTTGTGAACATTGCGAAAACGAAGAATTTGAAATAATAGATAAATACACATACAGATGTATGAAATGTGGAAAAACTGGAAAAATACCATATTTACCATAATAATAGGAGGGATAATATGATAAAAAGAATTTGTGATAGATGCAAAAAAGAAATAAAAGGAAACTATTGGACTATAAATATTTATGAGAAAGAAGATACAACAATGCGATTAACTACTGAAGGAGCTGTAAATAATATGAAACAAAATATGAGAAAAATATTTAGTAGAGATAAAGAATATTGCAAAGAATGTATAGAAGAAATACAAAAAGTAATTAATAATGAAAAGGAGCAAGATTAAGATGAAAAAATTTTTATTTGGAATGCTGGTTATTATACTTACTCCAATATATATTATAGTGCAAATATTTAAAAAGCTACTTGAATTTATGTTTGATATAACAGAACCAATTGCTGAAGCACAATATAAATTAATAGAAAATATGATGTCATTCTGGAAAAAAGTATTTAAAAAGCGGGTGAAATTATGAAAAGTTTTGAATATAAAAATATTACAATAGAAAACATACAAAATATAATAAAGTTTGGATATATTACTGAAGTTATATGTGATGCAGATAAAAAAGAAATAATAATATCAGATGAAGAATACGAGTTAATGGAAAAAGCTATACAGCAAACTATAAAGGATGTAATAGAACCTGTAGTAGATTCTCTGGCAAAAACATTTAAAGCAATTGCTGAAGTAACAGAAACTATTACTAAAGCGATAGTAGAATTAGCTGAAAGCCTTACCAAGAATATGAATAAAAAGATTACTAAGAAGAGATTTATAAAATTATTAAGAAGTGCAGGAATGCAACAAAATGAAATAAACAAAATTATTAAAAATAATACAGAAAAATATACTTATCTAAGATATTATAATATAATTTCTAATTTTCAAAAAGATAAAAAACGATAACGACAGCTATATGTAAATAAAATTAAATGAAAATAATTTCTGATTAAGAAAAAAACAAAAACTAACACAATAGAAAAACGAGAAGCGGAAAGGTAGGTGTATAAAGTGCTACAAGTTATAAAAATATAATGGAGGTGCAAATGATGAATGTACAAGAAGTTTTGGAGAACTATAATGTATATAAATTAAGGATTAGTATTACAGAAAAAGAAATTCGAGAATTAAAAAGTGAGATATATGATTTAAAAAGTTCGAAATTAGATGGGATGCCAAAAGCTAAAGGTTACACGATTTCAAAAGTAGAAGAGGCTATTGTAAATGCAGATGAGAAGATAGATAAAAAGCAAAGATATATAGATGACTTAAAAAGTGATTTGAAAATTGTAGAAGATTTAGTAAAAACATTGAAAAAATATAATCAAGATATAATTGATATGCGTTTTTATCAGAAAATAAGCATAGAAGAAATAGCAGTAAAAAAAGATAGAGGATATGGTGCTATACAAAAAACAATAGATAGATCAATTAAGAAAATGCAAAAGGAATATGATAAGAATAAAAAAATGTCTTAGTTTTGTACATAAAATTTATATATTTTGTCCGTATTATAAAAAAAAATAATATGTTACAATTATAATTGCAAAAAATTGCAAATATGAAATTTCATATATCTTTTTCCAATTTTGTAAAGCTGCCTTCCCCTTTAGGTAGCTTTTTATATTGCGGAGATGGTGCAAAGGCAGCACAATGGGGTCATAGCCCATAGACGAGGTTCGAATCCTATGTCCGCAACCAAAGAAAAAAGGATATATGCCTATGAATTATAAAATCTGTATGTTAAGGGAATGTAAAAATTGTAAATATGAAATAAATTGTTTTAAGGAGCAGGAAAATGAACATTCAAATAATAAACATAGAAAAATTAAAACCAGCAGAATACAACCCAAGAAAAGACCTTCAACCAGAGGATGAAGAATGGAAAAAAATCCAAAGAAGTATTGAAGAATTCGGATATGTAGATCCTATTATAATTAATTCTGATATGACTGTAATTGGAGGACATCAGAGATTAAAAGTATTAAAAGAGTTAGGATATACTGAAATTGAATGTAATGTCGTAGATTTAGACAAAACAAAGGAAAAGGCATTAAACATAGCACTTAATAAAATAAGTGGAGAATGGGACAATCAAAAATTAGAGGAATTGCTTGCAGAATTAAAAAATCTAGATTTTGATTTAAATATAACAGGATTTAGTCAAGAAGAATTAAACGATATATTTAATGATATGTTAGAAGCTTCTGAAGATGACTTTGATGTGGACAAGGCATTAGAAGAAATAGAAGAACCAATAACACAACAAGGAGACATATGGATATTAGGCAGACATAGATTAATGTGTGGAGATAGTACGAATAAAGAAGATGTAACAAAACTTATGAATAATAAAGAAGCGGATATGGTTCTTACAGATCCGCCTTATAATGTAGATGTGGAAAACAGCAAGGGAATGAAGATAAAAAATGACAATATGGATAGTAATTCGTTTAGAGAATTTCTAACAAAATCATTTAAGAATATATCAGAAGCACTAAAGCTAGGTGGAGCATTTTATATATGGTTTGCATCAAAAGAACATATTAATTTTGAAACAGCATTAAATGCAAATGGCCTAAAAGTAAGACAAGAACTAATATGGAAGAAAAATATGTTCATATTAGGTAATCAAGATTATCAATGGCAACATGAACCATGTTTATATGGATGGAAAGATGGAGCAGCACATTATTTTACAGATGATAGAACACAAGCTACAGTAATAGAAGATAAACACCAAGATTTTAAGAAAATGAAAAAGGAAGAGCTAATAAAATTACTCGAAGATATATATGCAGGTAAAGTAAGTACAACAATCATAGAAGAGGATAAACCTACAATAAATGATTTACATCCAACAATGAAGCCTATAAAACTATTAGCTAGATTTATAAAAAATAGTAGTCGCATAGATGAGTGTATATTAGATTTGTTCCGGAGGCAGTGGATCAACATTAATTGCTTGTGAACAATTAAATAGAACTTGCAATATGATGGAACTAGATTCTAAATATTGCGATGTGATAATTAAAAGATGGGAAACCCTAACAGGTCAAAAGGCAGAGTTAGTAAAAAAGTAATGGAGGTGGGTGAGTTGCATTGACCTTGAAGAAAATGGAGAACATAAAAAATGATTATTTAAAAGGAATGACATACAAAGACATTTATAAAAAACACAACATTACTTTGTCTGACTTAAAGAAGATTATATATAAATATAATTTGACTAGAAATAAAAGTGAACTGTATAAGGGAAACCAAAATGCCAAGAAAAATAAAGGAGGAACAGGAGCAGCTAACAATAATAAGAATGCTGTTGTTACAGGAGAATATGAACAAATATATGAAGATGTACTAACAGAAGCGGAAACTAAATTCTATAACAATTACACAATCAATGATAATGATATAGATAATTTACTACTAGATGAATACACAAGAGAGTATAAGATATTAACAATAAGAGAAATGCGAATGCTGAAAAGAATAAAAGTTTTAGAAGAAAAAAACAATGATATGATGATAGGTTATATTCGAAAGAAGAATAGTGATGGAGATACTGAAACTGTAACAGAAGCGGAACCTGTTTCTAAGACAATAGCAAGAATAGAAGATGGACTTACAAGAGTTCAAGAATCAAAACGCAAGAGCAGAGAGAATATGCTAAAACTAGGATTTAGCAAGAAGATGTTAGAACTAAAAGAAAAACAAATTGAAAATGATATTTGGTAAGGAGATAGAAAAAGATGTTTGCAAATCCTCATGAATTATATAAGTCTAAAGAATGGCAGCAACTACTTGAAGAATTAAAACTAGAAAGAATAAACAATGAAGGACAACTAATATGTGAATACTGTGGAAAAGAAATAGTGAAGGCCTATGACTGTATAGGACATCATAAGATACCATTAAACAATGCAAATGTAAATGACTACAATATAAGCCTTAACAAAGATAACATAATGCTAATACATTTTAAATGCCACAATGCAGTACATCATAGATTTGGATATGAATTACCTAAGAAAGTATATATAGTTTATGGTTCTCCATGTTCTGGTAAGTCAACATGGGTAGAAGAGATGGCAACAACTGATGATTTAATCATAGATATAGATAAAATATGGGAGTGCATAAGCTTCAGTGATAAGTTTAACAAACCTAAGAAATTACAGCAAAATGTTTTTGAAACAAGGAATAATCTACTTGAGCAGATTAAGATGAGACTAGGCAACTGGCAGAATGCTTTTATAGTAGGTACTTATCCATTAAAGATGGAAAGACAAAGACTAGCAGACAAGCTTGGAGCTGAAACGATATTCATTGAATGTAGTAAAGATATTTGTTTAAATCGTGCAAAAAATGATAATTGGAAAGAATATATAGAAGAATGGTTTGAAAGTTTTCAACCATAGTCCCCCCCTACCAAGATATAAAATACATTGGCTGGGGACTGTAAGGGGTACCTCTTTTTCACACGAGGCAAAAATTTCATTTTTTTTGAAAAAATAGAAATATATATAGGAAGAAGGAAGGTTAAGTGACAAGAAGGGAAGAATTAGACAATATTTTTAAGGATATTGATGAAAATAAGAAAAAATTAATAAATCCACTTTTAGATAATATAGCCTTTTTGGAAGAACGAATGGAAGAATTAAAAAAACATCCATTTATACAGGTTCATCCTAAAGATCCAACAAAACAAAGAGCCACAACAGCAGCTAAATTATATAAAGAACACTCACAGAGTTACATGAATGCAATAAGAATGTTATATTCAATGATAAATGGCCATGAAGTGGAAGAAGATGCTGTTACAAAATGGCTAGAAGAAAGAAAAAGACAACAATATGAGTAAATACTTCTTAGAACAATATTATGAAGAAATTAAAAGTGGAAATATAATAGTAGGCTTAGAATTAAAAACAGAATTACAAAAACTAATTAAAGATTTGAAAAATCCTAACTATAAATATGACACAGAAGAGGCACATTTAAGAATTGATTTTATGGAGCATCTATGTTTGCAAAGTAAAAGACCATTTTATAATATGCCAATGCAATTATTACTATGGGAAAAGGCTTTTATTGAAGTAATATATTCTTTCAAAGTATATGATCCAGAATTAAAAAGATGGGTAAGAAGATTTCAAAATATACTTTTATTAATAGCAAGAAAGAATGGAAAAACAACATTAATGGCCGCAGATGCTCATGCAGACTTGAGAATTGGCGAAGGTGGAATGGATATAGTTTGTGCATCTAATGATGACAAACAAGCTAGTTTACTTTGGAATGAAATAGACAATATGAGAAAAAGAATAGATCCACATTCAAAAGTTACTCATAAAAATATGTCTGAAATTTGTAACACACAAAAAAATATAACCATATTTAAAATGTCTGGAAAAACTCAGAATAAAGACGGTAGAAATATAGACAAAATGTATATGGATGAAAGCCATGATGCACCGAACGATGAAATTGCTGAAGCCGGCCAAAAGTCAATGTCAACAAAAGATGAACCATTATTCATAAATCTTACAACCGAGGGATTTATTAATGATGGTTATTTAGATAATGAATTAAAATATGCAAGAGAAGTTTTATTTGACGAAACAGAAGATATTCATTATTTGCCATGGTTATATACGCAAGACAGTGAGGAAGAAGTATGGCAAGATGAACAAAGTTGGTACAAATCAAATCCGGGCTTAGGAGTGGTTAAAAAATGGAAATCATTACGAAGTGAAATAGAAAAATCAAAAACATCAAAATCAAAAAGAATGCACACATTATGCAAGGACTTTAATATAAAACAAAACAATGCTCAAGCTTGGTTGATGTATGAAGATTATAGTTATGAACAAGAACCATTTAGTCTAGAGGACTTTAGAGGTTCTTTTTGTTTGGGTGCAGTTGATTTATCTGCAACAACAGATTTATCAAATGCAAAAATACTACTAATGAAACCAAATGATAAAACGAAGTATGTATTTTCACATTATTGGATACCAGAAAGCAAATTAGAGGACAGTGATGATAAAGCTGCAGGAGCTAATTATGAAGAGTGGGCAAGAAAAGGTTTATTAACTATTCATGAAGGTAATGAAATAGATATTACAAAAATAGCAGATTGGTTTTATCAATTATATAAGGATTACGGAATTAAATCTTATATTGCAGGATATGACCAAAGGTTTTCAAAGGCATTTACAGATAGAATGAGCGATTATAATTTAGAAGTAGAAATGATATTACAAGGCAAGGTTTTAAGCAACGCTATGAAATATGTAGAAGCTGATTTGAAAGACAAGGTAATAAATTATAATAGCAATGAAATGGATAAATGGTGTCTGGGAAATGCTGCAATAGAAATGGATAACCTAGGCAATATTATGTGTGTAAAAGTAAAAAAACAAGCAAATAAAAGAATTGATGGAGCTGTAACATTAATAATTCTATATGAAATATATAGAAGATATCGAAATGAGTTCCACAAATTAGTTAATGGGTAAGGTGTAGATATGAAAGAATATGAAATTAGATATCAAAAAGGATTTGATATTTATGTTGAAAAAATAAAAGCCAATAATCAAATAGAAGCAAGATATATTTTTTATATGAATAATAGAAATACTGATATTTTAGAGATTAAGGAGGTAAAAGACCTTGGGGCTAATTGATTTTATAAATAAATTTAAGAAGATTAAGCAAAATTATAAATATGCAAAAATGTTAAATGGATATACTCCTATATTTTCACAATTTGGCCAAGACATATATGCTAGTGATGTTGTACAGCAAGCAATATCCTGTTTAGTAACAGAATTAATAAAAGCAAATCCATATCATATAAAAAAAGATGGTAGTGATTTAGTACCAGTTGAAAATAGCGAAATTCAAAGATTATTAGAAGAACCAAATGAAAGAATGACACAAACGGATTTTTTTGAAAAAGTATATTGGCAATTATTTTTAAATTATAATGCTTTTATTGTTCCAACATATTACAGAGATAATAAAGGAAATAAAAAATATACTGGATTATATCCTATACAACCAATAGATGTTACTTTTTTGCAAGATCCGGAAGGAAAATTAGGAATTCAATTTAAATTCATAAATGGGTATGAAACAATTTTAGCATATTCAGATGTAATACATATTAAATATAGATACTCAATTAATGAGTTTATGGGTGGAAATGAAAAAGGACAACCAGATAACAAAGCATTATTAAAAACATTGGAACTTAATCATACATTATTACAAGGAGTAGCAAAAGCATTAAAAAGTTCATTTTCTATAAATGGAGTTATTAAGTACAATACTTTAATGGATGATGGAAAAATGGAAGAAAATATAAAGAACATGGAAAAAAGACTTGCAAATAATGAAAGTGGTTTTTTGCCATTAGACATTAAAGGAGAATATATACCATTACAAAACAAAGTGCAATTAGTAGATACTACTACTCTAAAATTTATTGATGAAAAAATATTAAGAAATTTTGGAGTTTCTCTACCAATATTAACTGGAGATTATACAAAAGCACAATATGAAGCCTTTTATCAAAAGAGTTTAGAGCCGATATTAAAAAGAACAGGCGAATCTTTTACAATGTCTATGTTTAGTGTTAGAGAAAAAGGATTTGGCAATAAAATTATGATGTATCCACATGAACTAATTTTTATGGATACAAGTCAAAAAATAGAATTATTTGATTTATTGGTTGATAGTGCAAGTTGTTACAAAAATGAGCTTCGTACAGCTTTTGGAATGAGACCACTTCCAGAACTTGCAGGACAAATTGCAATGTCAAGTAATAAAGCAAATGCTGAAAATAATAAAGTTGAAAATGAGGATAACTCAAATATTGGAGGTATTGAAAATGAAGAATGAATTAATAAGAAGAAATTATGATTTTCAAATTCGAGCAGAAAAAGACGAAAAAAGAGGAAATATAATTATAGGTAGACCAATTGTTTATGGAAGCAAAACAGATATAGGTGGAATGTTTGAAGAAGTTATTGAAAAAGGAGCATTAAAGAAAACAAATCTTGAAGATGTAAGGTTTTTGGTAAATCATGATCAATCTAAAATACCACTTGCAAGGTCGAGAAGAAATTCAAAAAATTCTACTATGCAATTATCTGTTGATGATGAGGGAATGGAAATTAAGGTAGAACTAGATGTTGAAAATAACACAGAAGCAAGAAATTTATATAGTGCAATAGAAAGAGGAGACATAACAGGAATGTCTTTTATGTTTGGAATTAATGACGAAAAATGGGAAGGCTTAGATACGGATTATCCAACAAGACATATTTTATCGATTTCAACAGTTGTTGAAGTAAGTGCAGTAACATTTCCAGCATACGAAGCTACTTCAATATCTGCTAGAGATAAAAGTGCGGTGGAGACTGCACGCCTAGCGGTGGAGACTGCTAGAAGTAAAGAGGTGGACACTTCTTTAGAATTAGAAAAACTAAAATTAAAATATTTGTTAGGAGGATTTTAAGATGAAAGATTTTTTAAAAAAATTAATTGAAAGAAAGAAAAAGGAATTAAAAGAAAAAGAAGAAAGAATGCAAAAGTCTCAAGATATTCAAGAGGTTAGAAGTTTAGGAGAAACATTAATAGCATTGCGTGATGAAATTAATGACGCAGAAAAGCAATTAGCTGAAATAGAAGAAAAAGAAAAAGACGACAACAAAGATACAGATGCAAACAAAGATAACAACAATGATGATAATAAAGATGATGGAGCAAATGCAAATGAAGGAAGAAGTGCAAATGGATTTAATCCTAATGCGACTTTAAATATAGTAGGTCAAGCAAGAATGAATGCCAGAGGTCAAGAAGTAGATATAAACAATAATGATCCTAGAGCTACTATGGAATATAGAACTGCGTTTATGAATTACATACAAAGAGGAGAAATTAATAAAGATATTCTTCAATTTGAGTCAAGAGCGGATGCAACAGGAACATCTAGTGATTTAGGTGTGCTTATACCAACCACTGTTATTCAAAAAATAATAACAGATGTAGAGAAAGTATATGGACAGCTTTATTCAAGAGTATTAAAAACAAATTTGCAAGGTGGTGTAAAATATCCAATTGGAAGTTTTAGTGCAACATTTAAGCGTATTACTGAAACTACTGTTAGTGATAGACAAAATGCAGGTGGTGTTAAAGGTACAGTAGAATTCTCTTATAAAATTGGCGAAATTAGAATGGCTAGAACTTTATTACAAACAATATTAAGTGTTCCAGTTTTTGAAGAAGAATTTGCTAAAGTAATTGTAAAAGCTTATGTTCAAGCAATGGATAAAGAAATAATGAATGGACAAGATGAAAATAATGAATGTGTTGGTATATTAACAGAAGCTAAAAAATCAAGTGGTTCAAGAATACCTGCAGCTAATATAATTACATTTACTGAAGAAGAAATGGCAGACTGGAAAGCTTGGCAAGAAAAATTATTTGCTAAAATACCATTATCTATGAGAGGTTTAAATCCAGAATTTGCTATGACATCAAACACTTATGAGGCAAATATTAAGACACTATCTGACGACAATAATAGACCTGTATATAACGAAACATTTAATCCAGTTGATGGTTCTGAAATTTCAAAATTTAAAGGAAAAAATGTTGTATTTGTAGAGGAAGATGTATTGAAAAACTTTAATGATGCAGCAGATGGAGATTATTTTGGAATGTATTGGGTTCCAGAAGAGGCTTATGCTATTAATAGTAACATGGAATTTACAGTTGTTGATTACTTTGACCATGAAAAAAATCAATATATCAAGAAAGCATTAGTAATCAATGATGGAAAAATATTAGATCCAAAATATATTTATTTATTAAAGAAAAGCGTAAAAGCTTAGAAAGGAGTTTATTATGGCAAATAAAAAAGAAGAAATTATAAATAATGAAGAAGAGGTTAAAACTGCTGTTGAAGAAACAGCAGTTTCTTCAAATGAAAAAGTAGAAGAAGTAAAACCAGAGGAAGTAAAAAAAGAGGAAAAAACTGAGGAAGTAGAAAAAGAGAAAAAAGCAGAGGAAGAATCAAAAACTGAAGAAAAAGAAAACAAGGAAGAAACAAAAAAATCAAAAACTGAAAGTTCAAAAGTAAAATTAAAAGTATTAATACCTTTTACAGATAAATACACAGAAGAAAAATATAAACTAAATTCTGTAATATCTGTAAGTAAAGAAAGAGCAACAGAGTTATTAAAAGACAAAAGAAAATTAGTTGAAAAGCAAAACTAAAGGAGTAATTAATATGTTAGAAAAAGTAAAAAAAGGCCTTGGGATTACAGGCTCATACCAAGACGGTACAATACAAGAATATATTGATGAAGTAAAAAGATTTCTTATTGATGGAGGAGTACTAAAAGAAGTTGTTGAACATCCTTCATCAGTAGGAATTATAACCAGAGGAGTATCAGACTTATGGAATTATGGAAGTGGAGGGACATCGTTCTCTCCATATTTCATTCAAAGAGCTATTCAATTAAGTGGAAAAACTGTGGAAGAGCTAGAGCCAATTAATGAAGAGGTAGACAAGGAGGAAAAAGATGAGTGATTTTAGATTAGAAATAAAAGATCCTATTCCACTTGTACTTTTAATACCTAAATCTACTTCAAAAATTGGAGGAGTAAATAAAAAAGAATATCCAACAGTTAAAGAAGCGTTATCAGTAAAAGATAAAAATGATAATCCAGTTAATCTATTCTTCGGAAGCTTTCAAACTTATGGAGGAACAGAAAAAACAGTAAATGGAATCTATTCCATAGAAGATACAGCAAACATATCAACATGGTACAGACCAGATATAACGAGTAACTGTAGAATAGCAAGGGCTAATGATGAGGCTATTTTTGACATTATTAATGAACCCGAAAATATTAATATGCGAAACCAATTTTTAAAATTTAAAGTAAAACGAGTGAAAGGAGGGGCTTAAATGAGTAAAGTTAAGAGTTTAAAAGAATTGTATAAAAGAGCAACAGGAGAAGAAATCGATGGAGAAACAATATGTGAAGTGCTAGACAATATGTTTGCCGTAACACCAAAGAAAATAATATTAGCATCTTCTACTGCTGAAAGTACAAAGAAGTTTGAAATTACTGTAACAGATGAAGGTACAGTTACAGCTACAGAAGTGGTTGAAGAATGAGCAACAGAGTTTATTTAGAATTTGATGGGTTTGATAAAGCAATATCAAGATTAAATAAATTAGGTGGAGATATAAAAGGAACTACTGAAAAAGCATTGAAGAAAACACATTCAATTATTACTCAAAAAGCTGAAGAAGCAATAGCTCCACATAATAAAACTCGTCAAACAGAAAAGAGTTTAAGAAAAGATGCCAAAATCGAATGGGCAGGAACAATAGCAAGTGTAAAAACTGGATTTAGTATTTCTGAAGGTGGACTTGCTTCAATATTTTTAATGTATGGAACTCCAAGACAAAGCAAGGATCAAAAAATGTATAATGCATTTTGGAGCAAAAGTACAAGAGATGAGGTACAGAAAGCACAAGAAGAAATATTTTATAGCGAAATAAGGAGGTTGAACGGTTAATGGAAGATTTATTAATAAGATTAATTGAATCGTTGGGCTATCCAATATTTCGACAAGGTTCACTTGGAGCAGATGAACCATATCCAGAAAGCTTTTTTACTTTCTGGAATAATTTATCTGAGGGAAATGAATTTTACAACAATAAAGAACATTCGACTATATGGTATTTTGATTTGAACTTTTATTCGAGCAATCCTCAATTAGTAAATACTAAATTGATGGAGGCTAAAAAAATATTAAAAGAAAATAATTTTATAGTTACAGGAAAAGGCCACGATGTTATAAGTGATGAACCAACACACACAGGTCGTGGAATAGATGTAAAAATAATAGAAAGATAGGAGGAAAAAACATGGAAGAAATTACTGAGTACAGAGGAGTCGAAGATTTAGTCGCAGCAGAGGTTTTGACAGATAATAATAACGAAGAAGAAGGATATACAACAGGAGAGGTATTTGATATTGCTGGAGTTGCAGAAATAAGTAAAAGTACAAGTAGTTCAAACGAATCTCATTATTATAATAATATGCCAGCAGTAGTTGTAAGTTCTACAGGAGCTGATGAAGTAACATTATCAGTATCTGCAATTCCACTTGATATATTAGCAAAGATTACAGGGCAAAAATATGATGAGCTTACTGGGGCTTTAATAGAAGGAGAAAGAGAAACAAAATATTTTGCAATAGGATATAAGACAAAGAAAACTAATGGAGATTATGTATATGTTTGGAGATTAAAAGGAACATTTAATATTCCAGAATCTACTCATGCAACAGAAAATGATGGAACAGATGCAAATGGACAAGAATTAACATATACAGGAATTAATACAACACACAAATTTGCAAAAGTTACTGATAAAAATGGTAACAAAAAAGGTGCAAAAGCTATTAATGTTGATGTTGCAAAAGGATTAGCTGATGTAAGTACATTCTTTGATGAAGTAGTTACACCAGACACACTAACAGCAAAAGCATAAAAAACATTATAGGAGGAGAAAAATGGATTTAAAATTAAATATCTATGAAAAGAAAAAAATCGTAAAAACCTATACAGCAGAAACATACGATTTAATGTTTGGAACCGTTGAAGATTTAATAGATCTTATAGATTTAGACCAATTAAAAAACGGAACAGATGCTGAAATAATCAAGTTAGTTGGCAAAGTAATAATTAATGGAATGGGAATTATTAAACCATTACTAAAAGATATCTTTGAAGGACTAACAGATGAGGAATTGAAGAAAACAAAAGTATCTGAAATTAGTACAGCTTTAGTAGAAATTGTTAAATTTTCAATCTCACAAATTACTAAAGGAACAAATGGAAAAAACTAAATGAGGGTGATGTAAATGTCACCCTTTATCAAATTTTATTTGAAGTTGAAATGTCGATTTGTGATCGATTCCCAAGTTTATCTCCATTTGATGTTAGACAGAAAAGATTTCACGAAGTTTTCTTATTGATTAGAAGATTAAATGTGTATAACGAGCAAGAAAAGAAACCTAAAAAGATTAGGAGACGAGCAAGTGATACATGGTTTTAATTTAAAAGGGAGGTAGACAAATGCCAAAAGGAGAAGATATAACAACAAAATTTAAAGTCGATATATCTGAATTAAAAAAAGGTATAACTGAAGCAAATAAAAATATAAAACTTGCAAATGCAGAATTTAAAGCGGCTAGTGCAGGTATGGATGACTGGACAAAATCAAGTGATGGATTAAATGCAAAATTAAAACAATTAAACTCAGTACTAATTGAAGAAAATAAGAAACTTGATAATTATAAATCTCAATTGCAAGCAGTTGAAAAAGCAGAGCAAGAAAATGGGAAAAAAGCAGATGAATTAAAAGCAAAACTTCAACAATTATCTAGTCAAGGAATTTCAAAGACATCCGATGAATATAAAAAATATGAAAAAGCCTTAACAGATGTAGAAAAAGAGCAAACTGCAAATGCAAATATGGCAGATAAATTAAAAGTAACTATTTTAAATCAACAAGCTGCAGTAAATAAGACAGAAAAAGAAATAAGACAATATAGTAGTGCTCTTGACGAAGTAGAAAGTAATTCAAATGATACGAACAAATCAAGTAGCAAAGCAGCTAAGGGATTAAAAGAAGTAGGAGATGCTGCACAAAAAACAGAAAAAAATAGTGATAGTTTAGCAAGCAAATTAGGTGGAGGACTTAAAAAAGGTTTAATGGGTATAGCAACCGCAGCAGCAGGAGCTGTTGCGGGTTTTTTGGCTACTGGAGCAGCAACACAAGATACTATGGAGGATATGGGAAAACTCGAAGCTGCTTTTACAAGTGCAGGACACTCTACAGAAGCTGCACAAAAATCTTTTCAAGGAATGGTTGGAATATTAGGAGAAACAGACCAATCTGTTGAAGCAGTAAACCACTTGGCTAAGTTAACAAAGAGCGAAGAAGAACTTTCAAAGTGGACTGACATAGCAACAGGTGTGTATGCAACATTTGGAGATAGCTTACCTCTGGAAGGATTAACAGAAGCGGCTAACGAAACTGCAAAAGTAGGACAAGTTACAGGTCCTCTAGCTGATGCTTTAAATTGGGCAGGTATATCTGAAGATAAATTCAATCAGCAATTAGCTCAATGTAATAGTGAACAAGAAAGAGCAACATTAATTACAGAAACTTTAAGCAAAACATATCAAAGTGCTGCAGATGCCTACAAAGATGTTAATGGAGATTTAATAGCATCGAGAGAAGCAACAGCTAATATGAGTACGGCAATGTCAGAAATGGGTAGAGTAGCAATGCCAATAATAACTGCATTTAAGCAAGGAATTGCTGATTTAGTAAATACAATGTTACCTGGACTTGAACAAATTGGAGATGGTGTTAGAGGCTTAATGGAAGGAACTACTGGAGCAGCAGAATTATTGACAAGTGGAATATCTGTAACTTTAGATATGCTACTATCAAAACTAACTGAAGCATTACCAACAATCTTGAACATAGGCGTACAAATAATAACATCTTTGATACAAGGAATTATAAACGCATTGCCACAAGTAGTCCAGACCATAATGAATTTAATACCGCAGATAACACAATCATTGTTAAGTATGTTACCAAAGTTAGTATCGGTAGGAGCTCAAATAATACAAAGTTTGCTAACAGGTCTAGGCCAAATGATACCAGAAATTCTAGTACAAATAGTTAATATAATACCACAAATAGTTCAATCTCTCGTTGATGGAATACCACAATTAATTCAAGGAGCGATTGATTTTTTTATGGCAATTATAGATGCAATACCAACAGTTATTAAGGCTATTTTAAATGCTCTACCACAGATTATAAATAGTATTGTTAATGGTTTAATTACTGGAATACCTCTTATAATTGAAGGAGCAATACAATTATTAATGGGTATTATAGATGCAATTCCAGAGATTATAGCTGCTCTTATTGATGCGTTACCAACAATAATACAAGCAATAGTAAATGGCTTAATTAATGGATTAGATGCTATTATAAATGGTGCTGTACAATTACTTATGGGAATAGTGCAAGCAATTCCACAAATTATACAAGCATTAATTCCGGAAATTCCAAAAATAATTACCACAATAGTAACAACCCTACTTCAAAATCTACCAACATTAATAGCAGGAGCGGTACAATTATTTATGGGACTTGTTACTGCAATACCTCAAATTTGTATTGAATTAATAAAAGCAATACCACAAATTATTACAGCAATATTTCAAGGACTTGCACAATTACCTGCTCAATTAGGAGAATTCTTTAGTGGGGCATGGGAAGGAATAAAAAATGTATTTTCGAATGTTGGCAGTTGGTTTGGAGAGAAGTTCTCTAATGCAAAAGAAAATATACAAAACGCATGGGCAAATACTAAAGAATGGGCATCTAATACTTGGAATAATATTACGAGTGCTTTTTCAAATGCAGGAAATTGGTTTAAAGAAAAATTCACACAAGCAAATGAAAATTCTAAACAAGCATGGGCAACAGCAAAAGAGTGGGCATCTAATGCTTGGAATAGTATTAGTGGAGCTTTCTCAAATGTTGGAAATTGGTTTAGAGATAGATTCCAAGAAGCTTGGAATAATATAACAAGTATATTTGGAAAAGTAGGAGATTTCTTTGGAGGTCTTTGGAATACTATCAGCAGTAAGTTTTCAAGTTTGGGAACAACAATAGGAGATGCTATTGGAGGAGCAGTCAAATCTGGTATTAATGGAATTATATCAATGATAGAAAATGTAATTAATAAAGGTATAGATATGATAAATGGTGCCATAAATTTAATTAACAATATACCCGGAGTAAACATAGGTAACTTTAGTAGAGTAAATCTTCCAAGACTTGCAAAAGGTGGTGTATTAAAAAAAGGAGAAGTTGGATTACTAGAAGGTTCTGGTGCTGAAGCTGTAGTACCACTTGAAAGGAATAAACATTGGATAAAAGCTGTAGCAAATGAAATGAAAGACCAAATAGTAAAAAACAATACATCTAATATAAACAATGTATCTAATACAACATCGAATGTAAATAATTTTACTCAAGTAATTAATGCTCCAAAACAACCTTCAAGATTAGAATTATATAGACAAACAAAAAACTTATTAAACCTAGTAACAGTAAAATAGGAGGGAAAATATGTTTAGTTTAAAAGTTGAAAATGCTAAAGGTGCGATTTTAGAACTTACAAATGATGAAACAAATTTTCAAGTAACTAATGTTGAAGGGTTAACTCCTCCAAACGCAACGATAAATACATCGGATTTTGCAAATGGAGATGGATCAGCTTTTAATAGTTCTAAAATACCTAATAGAGAAATAGTTATTACAGTTTATATTAATGGAGATGTTCAAACCAATAGATTAACATTATATCAATATTTTAGGAATAAGAATTGGTGTAAAATTTATTATACAGATGACCAAAGGGATGTATATATTGAAGGATATGTACAAGCCTTTGAAGCTCCTATTTTTACACAAAAACAAGTTGCACAAATTTCTATATTATGCCCGGATCCATACTTTAAAGATATAGAGACAATAGTAAAAAGTATTTCGAAGGCTCTAAAAAAATTTACTTTTCCATTTTCAATAAATATAGGAGAACCAATCGCTTTTTCAGAGATAGAATTAGAAAAAATAACAAATGTTATTAATGAAAGTGAGAGCGAAACAGGCCTTATTGTTAATGTAACATTTATGGGCAGAGTAGATAAATTAGAAATTCGTAACATAGATAATGGTCAAAATTTTATAATAGATTATAATTTTATGGCAAACGATAAATTGGTTATCAATTGCAATAGAGGAAGTAAATCAGTTATATTAACTAGAGATGCTGTAGAATACAATTTAATACCTTATGTAAGAAGTGGATCCACTTTCTTTCAATTAGGTATAGGAGACAATAATTTTAGTTTCCTAGCTGATGATGGAACTTCTGATATGTCAGTAGATATTCAATTTAATTACTATAAGGTTTATTTAGGAGTTTAGTTATGGAGGAACTATATTTATTAGATGAAAACTTAAAAAAAATACATATAATTGACACATATTCAAGTGCTATATGGTCACCAAGATATAATACATTAGGAGATTGTGAATTAGTTATTCAAGCATCAAAAGAAAATTTAAACAAAGTAAAAGAATGTAGGTATATTTCTCGTGAAGATGACGAAATGTCCTGTGAAATTAAGAAGATAGAGATACAGACTGATGAAGAAAATGGAGACCAAATAATTATTACAGGCACAGATATAAAAGATATTCTAAATAAAAGAATAGTTATGAATCAAACTAATTTTAATGGGTTGGCTGAGGACTACATAAGAAAGCTAATTACCGATGCATTTATTAATCCAAAGGATCCTAATCGTAAAATTAGTAATTTTATACTTGCTGACAAAAAAGGATTTACTGAAACTATTCGAGAGCAAGTAACATACGATTATATAGGAGACAAAGTACAAGAAATTTGCCAACAATTTGGATGGGGATACAAAGTTACTATAAAAAACGGTAACTTTGTTTTTTCATTGTATAAAGGAGAAGATAGAAGTCAGTATATTACTTTTTCACAAAACTATGATAATATATCAACCACGGATTATGTAGAAGATAATAGCAATATTAAAAATGTTGCATTAATAGCAGGAGAAGGTGAAGGAGTAGATAGAAAAACGACTACTATCGGAAACGAAGTAGGAATTGACAGAAATGAATTGTATGTTGATGCTCGAGATGTTTCAAGTACAATTGATTATGATGAACTTGTAAGTAGTTATCCAAATGGAATAGAAAAAACAATTAATAATGTAATTTATTATCAAGTAAATGGGAATAACATAGCAATTATCACAAAGAACGAAGAAGGAGAAGTAGAAGAGGTAACACTATGTAATAATGTATATACTGAAAATTTAAAAAGTGTGGGAAATGAAAAAATGGCAGAATGTGTACAGATTACATCCTTCTCTGGAAAAATTATCACAGGTGTTAATTATGTATACAAAAAAGATTATAACTTAGGCGATATTGTAAGAATATTAAATGAATATGGAATGTCAGTTAATGCGAGAATAACAGAAATAATAGAAAGTAGAGATGAAAATGGATATTCAATGGAGCCTACATTTGAAAATGTTTAAAAGGAGGAAAATATGTCAAGCGATGTAAAATATAATGTGAATGCAGGGTTTTTTGATGCAATAAATGAGGATAGAACTTATTCTGCAGATGATATGAATAGACCTTACAGGAGATTAGTAAGCAATGGTGTTTTTGCAACACCAAAGGGCGAAGCATCCGATGATTTACAAGTATTTTCTGCAAATAATGGAATGAATGTAATAGTTTCCGCAGGTAATGCAATAATTGGGGACAAATGGTTTGAAAATCCAAGTGACTTGATAATAACTATATCACAAAATTCGGAAGTTTTATCAAGAATAGACAGTATAGTGGCTCAAGTAGATAAAACACAAGCAGGAAGAGTAGGAAATATAGTATATAGACAGGGGTCTGCTTCAAGTAATCCTGTACATCCAGAAATTAATACTGAGGAAAATATTTTTGAGTTAAGATTAGCTGATATAATTATTAGTCCTTCTTGTGTAAAGGTTACACAAGATTTAATAACAGACTGCAGAGGAAGTAATGAATGTCCTTGGGTTACAAGTTTAATATATCAAGTAGATACTTCAACATTATATGCTCAATGGCAGGCTGCATATCAAAAATATTATGAAGATCAAGAAGCGGAACACGATGAATATTTTACAGAATTTAAGCAAGCAATGGCAAATTTCTTTTCTCAAGAAGAAAATGCATTTGATACTTGGTTCCAACAAATGAAAGACCAATTATCTGAAGATGCAGCAGGAAACTTGCAATTACAAATAGATAATTTAACGCAAATGTTGATGGAATCAATTTCTGCATTAATAACAGAGGATGGAGATTATCTAGTAACAGAAGATAATGAATATCTAGCTTGCGGAATGTAAAAGGAGGGTAAAAATGATTAAAAAAATATCAGAATTAGAAGAATTACTAACAATAAATAATAATGATGTAATTCCAATTGTAGATACAACAAATGGAAAAACTAAAAAAGTGTTATTATCCAAGTTATTAAGTGGATTAATACCACAAAATGCGGGTGCTCATAATTCTATATATCGTGGACAAGACATAACAGACTTATTCTACGATGGAACATTGAGCGAGCAAATAGCAGCAGGAACATTTGATGATATATTTGTAGGAGATTATATCATAGGGAAAAATAGTAATAGAAAATATATAGTAGCAGACTTAGATTATAGACTTCATTGTGGAGATACTGAATGTACAACACATCATGTTTTGATGATACCAGAAAAGGTAATGGGAACAGCAAAAATGAATGATACTAATATAACTACAGGTGCTTATCTTGGAAGTAAAATGTACACAGAATATTTAGAACCATTTAAAACTGTTATAAAAAATGATTTTGAAACAGATCATATATTAACACATAAAAATTATTTTGCAAATGCTGTAACCAATGGGTATGAGAGTGCTGGAACATGGAATAACTCAGATATAGAACTAATGAATGAACTAATGGTATATGGAAGCAATATATTCCATAATATTACTAACGGAACAAATGTCCCAACAAGTCATACAATAGATAAGTCTCAATTATCATTATTTAGATTAGATAAAAGTAAAATAGTAGCTTTTAGTGATGCAGGAGAAAGAACCTGGTACTGGCTAAGAGATGTCGCTTCTTCTTCGAACTTCGCTAATGTTACCAGCCGTGGCGGTGCCGACAACTACTCTGCTTCGTACTCGTTTGGCGTTCGTCCCGCTTTCCTAATCTACTAATCAGGCATCGTCAGGGCTTTATGCCCTGACATATAATATAGTGGCTCTTCAAAATAGTTAAATTAATAAATTTAAAATGATATAATTCTGTCGAAAATTGTAGAAAAGGAGAAATAGTATTATTTTAAATGTCAGACATAAAGAAGAGTGAAAGGAAAGAATCAAAATTACAGACTATACATAATGCATATAAAATTAGAATGGCGGTAACTAAGCTAGCTGAAAATGATTTCTATATAAATAGTTCAAAGGTAGAAAATATTATTGCAGAGAAAATTAAAAGATTTCCAGAAGAAGAACAGCAAAAAATAAAAAAAAGAACTTATCAATATTTTGAACAACAATTAAACCGTTCTACAAATAGTGTAATAGAACTAGCGACAGGAATAAGTAGACACTTAAGAATTGCAAATACAATATTTCCAACATACATTTCTGAATTTGAAGAAAGAAGAATAGAAATGGATAGAGCAATGTCGTGCTGCAACGCACTTCAAGATGAACTACAGTATGTAGGAGAATGTTTATATGCAGATCTTAATAAGTATACAAATTTAGTTTTATTAATTCAACAAGAATTTAATATGATAAAAGCACTCAGACAGTCTGACAATAGGTTTCTAAAAAACATAAAAAAATAATTTAGTGGGTAATCTTTATATGTCGCTTCTTCTTCGAACTTCGCTAATGTTAACAGCAATGGCAATGCCAACAACAACTCTGCTTCGAACTCGAATGGCGTTCGTCCCGATTTCACAACCATGCAATATATATGAACTAAGCTTTCATAGCAGGGCAATGGGAAAAGGAAAGGAAAGATTATCCCTTCAACAAGTAAATGTTGATAAATACTAATCATTATGTATTTGGTTACGACCAGTAATACTATTAAAGTGATTTATGAATGTTTTTTATGATGCAAATGCAATATATGAGGCAGGAAAAAAAGCAATTAAAGGAGCTCCTTTCAAATATCAATCACACTTATTTGAAATGAACCAATTATTAGAAACTGCTGAATTACAGAAAAAGTTAATTGAAGGAAAGTATAGGCCTTCTAAAGGAAGAAAATTTATAATTAAAGAAAGAGGAAAAATAAGACATATAACAACAGACAATATGGTGGATAAAACTATAAATCATCTACTTTGTGATAATGTTTTAAGTAAAGCTATTTCTCCATATTTAATTTATGATAATGGAGCTAGTCAAAAGGGCAAAGGAGTATCCTTCCACAGAAAAAGATTAGAAACACACTTACATAGATATTATAGAAAGCATAAAAATAATGAAGGATATATATTATTGATTGATTTTAGCAGTTATTATGCTAGTATTCCTCACAAATTATGTTTACAAAATACATATAATTTATTAAAGAAAGCAGATAAAGATGAAGCAAAAATAACATTATGGATATTAAGTAATTTATTTGAAATATTTAATATAGATAATAAAAATAGAAGAGGCGTTGATATAGGCAGTCAACCATCGCAAAATATAGGTATTTCTTATCCAGTAAGAATTGATAATTACATTAAGATTGTAAAAGGTGTTAAACATTATGGAAGATATACTGATGATTTATATATAATACATGAAGATAAGGAGTTCTTAAAACAGCTATTGAAGGAAATAAAAGAGATAGCGGACAAATTAGGATTAATAGTAAACCCTAAAAAAACATACTTGTGTAAATTATCTCAACCTTTTAGAATACTACAGATACAATATCAATTAACAGAAACAGGGCGATTAATAAAGAAAATACATCCTAAAGCTATAACTAGAGAACGCAGAAAACTAAAAGCATATAAAAGATTATTGGATAAAAAAAGATTAACTTATGAAGAAATAGAAAATACATTTAAAAGTTGGATGGCAGGAAACTATAAAAATATGTCAAAATTACAAATAAGTAATATGTCACAATTATATTATGATTTATTTAAAAGGAGGGTAACATGGAAAAATCATGGAAAATTACATTGGCTGATGGAACAAAACTTGAAAACCTAAGATTAAATGGAAATAATTTCGTATCAGAAAATGAAATTACTGAAGATATTTTCAATGGAAATTTATTAAAGGTAAAAATTGAAGGAAAGACAGACGAAGGACAAGAAATTATTGAAGAACATAATCACATGGAACTAGTACAAATTGTCCATTATGAAGATGGATATTATTTTGTACTAAGAGATATAACTGAGGCTGAGCTAGAAAAAATGAAAATGCAATCTGACATTGAATATTTAGCAATGATGTCTGATATCGACTTGGAGGTGTAGGAAACAATGAGTAAAAATTTTGAAAAAGTAAAAAATTATTATGATAATGGAATGTGGAACGAAGCAAGAGTTCGAAATGCTGTTGGAAAATGGATCACAGAAGAGGAATATAAAGAAATTACTGGAGAAGAATATAAATAAACATTTTATGAATGTAAATTCCTAAAAAAGCCTTGAAATCAAGCAATAAAAGTATATTAAGATAAAAAATAAACGCCTTAAAATCGATTTTGAAGCGTTATTTTTTTGCTATTTTTCCAGAAAAAATTTGAAATTAGGAAGGAGAAAGTATGGACAAGAATATAAGAAAAATAATTATTTTATTTATAACAATAATTATTTTATTGCTCTTTAATGTTATCTATAATATTTTATTTATCATTGACTTTTCTAAGCAAAAAGAGAATGGTAATGAAAAATGGCACGTGGTCGAAGAAAGAATTGTAAATGTAGAAAAGCAAATTGAAGAAATAACAAAAGAAAAGAGGTATTGATATGGAATGGGTACAAGTTGCAAATGCAATGAAAGAAATAGGAGTATCCGTTGTTTGCTGTGCTATATTTGCAGTAATTGCTTATAGAATGTTTAAAATGTTTAAAACTCAACAAGATAAATTGTTTAATAAACTTCTAGATGGCATAAATAACCATACTCTTTCGAAGGAAGAAAATGAGAAAATAAGTAAAATAGAAGCGGAAATTCAAAATATATTAAAGGAATGTCTAGATGAAACACAATCTGCTAGAGTTTCATTTGTAAGATATCATAATGGTGGAAGAGGCTTAAATAAACTTTCTTTTTTAAAGATGAGTATGACAAATGAAGTAGTAAAAATTGGTGTTCAACCATTTATATCAGAATTTCAAAATCAATTTAGAGCTATGTTTAGTTATTGGGTAAACGAGATAGACACAAAAGGCTTTTGTGATATTGAAAACATTGAAGATATAAAACTAAAAGATACATCAATGTATGAATTTTTAAGAACTAGAAATATTCAAGCAAAATTCCGGAATAGGAATAAAAAATGAAGAAAATACAACAATAGGTTTCATTTGTATAGAATTTTTAGACAAAGACAATGTAAAAAAAGAAAAAGTGGTTAAGTCACTACAAAATAAAAAAATAAAAATAGAAACATTACTACATGTTTCTGATGAAGGGAGGGATAATTAATGGAACTAACTGTAGATATTATTATTGCAGTAGCAACAGCTATTGTAACAGCAATATTTGGTACTTGTGCGAAAAAATTTAATTGGGCGACTCAAGATTATATACCATATCAAAATATTGTAATTGGTATTATTGCTGGTATATTGGTATTTGCTACAGGTTTAAACACAAATATCTTATATTCATTGATTTTATGTATTTTTTCTGCAACAGCTGCAGGAGGAATATATGATGCAACTAAAACAAAATAGGAAATAATAATTATTTCAAAAGATCCAGAAAAATAACTTCTGGATTTTATTATTTTTTTAAGGAGGTATTCGTTATGGAAGAAAACGAAGAAATTACTTTAACACCAGAAATGGAAGAAGAATTAAGTAATGGTAAAGAGGAGGGCGAAGAATAATGGGATTTTCAAGTTTAATTAAAAGTCAAGTTTTAGCATCTTCAAGTAACTATACTCAAGGAAGAAAGGGTTACAAAGTATGTAAAATAACTCCACATCACATGGCAGGAGTTCTAAGTGGAGAACAGTGTGCAAAGCTTTTCCAGAATCCAAATAGACAAGCAAGTGCAAATTATTGTATTGGTAACGATGGTGGAATAGTAGGATGTGTAGATGAAAATAATAGAGCATGGACATCTAGTTCATCTTCAAATGACTGCCAAGCAATCACAATAGAAGTATCTAATAGTTCTACAGGAGGAGACTGGCCAATATCTGAGGCTGCATGGAATTCTTTAGTTAATCTATGTGTAGATATATGTAAAAGATATGGTTTTACATTAAAATACGATGGTACTAAAAATGGAAGCTTAACAAGACACAATATGTTTGCAGCTACAAGTTGCCCTGGCAAATATTTGCAAAATAGATTTCAAGAATTAGCTGATACAGTTAATGCTAAATTAAACGGAAATACAACAACATCTTCTTCAGGTTCAACATCAAACAAGAAATCAAACGAAACTATTGCTGAAGAAGTCATCCAAGGAAAATGGGGTAATGGAGATGACAGAAAAAATAGATTAACTGCAGCAGGATATGATTATAATGCTATCCAAAAAATAGTAAATCAAAAGCTAGGTGCAACATCTTCAAGTACATCATCAAACAAAAAATCTAATGAAACTATTGCCAATGAAGTTATCCAAGGAAAATGGGGCAATGGAGATGATAGAAAGAATAGATTAACTGCAGCAGGATATGATTATAATGCTATTCAAAAAATAGTAAATCAAAAGCTAGGTGCAACATCTTCAAATGCATCATCAAATAAAAAATCAAATGAAACTATCGCTAATGAAGTTATCCAAGGAAAATGGGGTAATGGAGCAGACAGAAAGAATAGATTAACTGCAGCGGGATATGATTATAATGCTATTCAAAAAATAGTAAATCAAAAATTAAAATAAACAATGAAAGAAGAGGAGAAAAAATCTCCTCTATTGTATATTTTTCAATTTTTGTTGTATATTATATAATATATCAAATGCTTCTTTACAAGTAGTATTTTCTAAATCTATATTTTGTATTTTTTTTATAATACTACTGTAGGAGCCTTGATTTAAAGGTGCTTGATTAGTAACTAGTTCATATTTTAAGTCGAGACTTTTGAATAAATGTGTATATTTTTCTAATTTGGCGATTGGAAAACCACATTTTACTATTTCTGGACTTAAATTAGTAAGTTTCAATCCAATTTTGTTAGAAACTAATTGGGCATCTTCATTTAATAAATTATAAAAAATTCCTACTTGAAAAATATAAATTTTATTAGAATCTTTTTTCTTTAGTTCTTGATATTGTTTTAAAAGTTTACTCATTTTTTTTCTTACCTTTCTTTCTAACAATAATATCTCCAATTTCACAATTAAAAATATCACACATTTTCTCTAGTGTATCAAAACGAATACCTGTTGTCTGATTTTCCATCATACGAGTAAGTGACTGATAACCTCCTTCCATTTGTTTGACAAACCAATACTTCGTTTTTTTCTGCTTTTTTAGTAATTCTTTTACATTTACTTGAATCATCTTATCACCTCCCTCTAATATACCTATTTTAAAGGAAAGTAACAATTATTTTAACTATTTGCAAATTAACTTAAATTGCAGATAACTATATTCTAATATAGTTATTTATGCTATAATATATCTGTAGAAAGAAAAGAGGTAGTGTTCTATGAAAAATGCAGATGTATTAAGTATATTAAATGAATTAGGCAATTTTTTAGACAGAGAAGAATATTACGAAGCCACAGAATATATAGAAAAAAAGAAAAAAGAGATAAAACTAGAAAAGGATCCAACAAGTGATTATATGGATAAATTGATAAAAGATTTAAAATAAGTCGAAATATGTCGAAATTTGGAACAATAGATGTAGCAACAGAAATCGGAATTACTATCTAACTTCCAATATAGTTATTTTTATTTACATAATATGGTAAAATATAAATAGTCAAAATAATTATATAGGAGGAACAGTAAAGATGAAGAGTAAAAAAGATATAATGTTGAAAGAATTAAAAAAACATTTAGCTTTTAAAGACAAAATACTGCTATATTTTTTTAAAGACTATACTTACAAAATTTATATAAATGGAATAAAAGATAGCTTTAATTGGCATAGTAATTGAAATAAAAAGTAAATTTTACAGCAAGGCTGTAATAAGGCTGTAAAATAAAAAGTAGAAAACTGGGAAATATTGAAAATAAAGGCTTTTAGAAGCATAGCTTTTAAAAAGAGTAAGGCAAGAGGAGCCAATAAAAGAAGCAGATATTAAAATCTGTTTCTTTTTTATTTTATGTCAACGACCTATCGGTGTTATAGCGAAGCTATTAACTGATGAATAAACGAGCGCTGCCTGTGGCAGATGAAGCGAGTTTATGAATATGCATAAACTATTGTTTTAGACTTTGCATAGTCAAAGGCTGAAACAATTAGTTTGATGCCTGAGGAGTTGGTTCGAGTCCAACATGGAGAGCCAATAAAAATGAGTAGTCTAAAGACTACTCATTTTTATTTGTTTTTGGATTCAATCAATTATTTATTGTTAACAGCTGAGCGCGGAGAGCGCGAGGCTTTAACTGCGACGAAATCGAGCGCGTCCAGTGGACGATGAAGCGAGATTGAGGAAATGCAGAAACTATCGTTTCAGCGATTGCGTTTAGTCAAACGCTGAAATGATAAGTTTCAAATCGTATGGTCGTTGGCAACTTAAATTTAAAAATATCCCAACGACCTATCGGTGTTATAGCGAAGCTATTAACTGATGAATAAACGAGCGCTGCCTGTGGCAGATGAAG